AGAGAACAGAATGTCAATGCACAAATAGCAGAGAAAGCTCAATTACAAGCCGTATCTAAAAGAGGAAAGTTTGGTGGTTATAAAAACAAACCACTAGCAGACTCATGGCAAGCAGCTCCTACATCTACTGGTAAAGCTTATGACGTAGCAATGCAAAGAAGAAGAATAGAAACTGATTGGGGTTCCGAGCATGGTTCTACTGATTCTTTACATACACCAGTTCAGCTAGAAAGAACTGCAATGAGTGCAGAGATGGCAGAGAAAGAAGTAGCTAGAGTTCTTGAAGACTTTATGTCTGATGCAAGAATCCAAGCTGAAATCAAAGCTGCTAAAAAACAAGGTACATCTCTTGCAGAGAAATATAGCTATGCAGCTAATAAAGCTAGAGAAATAATTGAAGGTAGGAATACTTCTGATATATCTACTGAGGAGTTCTGGCAAGAATTTAATCTTGATATGAACCGAATAGAAGGTAAAGAAGTTTGGAAAGGTAAAAATGTTGTAGCAGCTGACTTAGTAGTTGGTTCTCTTATGAGAGAAATCAGAGATATGGGTATAGCTGGTAGAGAACTATTTGATATTGCCGATGTAGCTGATGTTGATGGTCCAGCTAAAGCTATGTATGAAAAGATCATTTCTGGTTTAACACAAATTAAACTATCTAAAATGACTCTTTCTGATGAATTTAGAGGACTAGGTGCAAGACAGATAAAGCGTGAAGTTAATGATTACATAGTTGAAGTAAAAGATGCAATGAGTCTGGCTATGAAAATAGCTGGTGATGACGCGGATGACAGTTTATTCCGTGCTATTCACGAAGTTGTTTCTATGTCTGATGATATACACAACCTCACTGACTTTAGTGAATGGGCTAGAAAGACTCTTAAAGCTGGTGGTTTTGACGGTAAGACTAAATCAGGATTACTTGTAAAAGAACTACAGGCAGTAATGGTTAACAGTGTTCTTAGTGGACCTAAAACATCTGCTAGAGCAATCATGGGTACAAGTTCAGCTACCTTTATGCGTCCTATGGCTACATATTTAGGCGCAACTATAAGAGGAAATGTTGCTACTCGTAGAGCTGCATTAGCATCTATGAATGCAATGTTTGAAGCAATACCAGAATCTTTTAAATTATTTAAAAGGAATCTGAATGCTTACTGGTCAGGAGATGTTTCAACAATAAAATCAAGATTTAACGAAACTACTAAACGTGATGAAACTTGGAAAGTTTTAGGTAACTGGATTGAGAATAGTGGTGAAGCTGATTTAGCAGATAAGTTTGCTTTCTATGTAGCTAACTCAGCAAGAGCTATGAATGACAATAAGTTCTTAACTTATTCAACAAAGATCATGGCAGCTACTGATGATGCGTTTGGCTACATCATGGCAAGAGCTAAAGCTAAAGAAAAAGCTATGCGTGAAGCAATGGATCAGTTTGGTTTAGATTATGAAGTAACTCCAGATATGTTGAAGAATGCAGAGAATAGGTTCTTAAGTACAATTATGGACCAAGATGGAAACATCACTGACGCTGCAACTTTATATGCAAAGAAAGAAGCTACTTTAACAACAGACCTTACTGGATTTGCAAAAGGTTTAAATAGTGTTTTTGAATCAGCTCCATGGGCTAAACCATTCTTCTTGTTTGCAAGAACAGGTGTAAACGGATTAGCACTAACAGCAAAACATACGCCAGGATTTAACTTCTTGGTTAAAGAGTTTAATGATATAGCTTTTGCTAAACCAGATGATCTTAGAGGTGTACTTAAATATGGTATTGAAACAGCAGACGAATTAGCTAATGCTCAAGCACTCCAAACTGGAAGATTAGCTATAGGTGCTGGTGTTATGGGTCTAGCTATTCAAGCTTATACAAGTGGAAATCTACAAGGTAATGGTCCTACAGATCGTAGGATGAGACAGTTATGGATAGATGGTGGCTGGCAACCTAGAACAGTAACTCTTGGTGGAGTACAGATTGGATATGATTCCTTTGAACCATTTAACTTAATACTCTCAAGTATCGCTGATATTGGAGATCATAGTCAGTTAATGGGTGAGCAATGGACTGAACAGCAGTTCCAAAAGATGATGTTAGTTATAGCTCAAGGTATAACAAGTAAATCTTATTTAGCAGGAATACAGCAATTTGTTGAATTATTTGCACCTGAGCAACAAGGCTCACAGGAAAAGATAATTGCAAGTCTTATTAACAACCAAGTACCTCTATCATCTTTAAGAAATGAATTAGGTAAGCTATTTAACCCACACATGAAGGAATTAAATAGTGGTTGGCAAGATGCTATTAGAAATAGAAACTTAATTACTGAAGGATTAGCTGTTGATGGTGGTGTACCTACTAAGTACGACATGCTTAACGGTAAACCTATAAGAGACTGGGACTTCCCTACTCGTATGTTTAATATGTTCATGCCTTTTACTGTGAATTTAGATCAGGGACCTGGCAGGAAATTATTGTTTGAAAGTAAATATGACTTAAGAACATCAACATACTCTGCCCCAGATGGATCATTAGATTTAAGTGATTTACCTGTAATTAGATCTGCATATCAAAAAGCAATAGGAGATCAGAATATTGAAGCTAAGTTAGACAAACTTGCTAAAGATCCTAAAATCCTAAATTCTTTAAGAGAAATGAATGCTGATCTTAATGCTGGTTTACGAGAAAAAGATCCTATGCTTTCTTATTTCCATAACAAGAAAATTAAGAATTTATTTGATGAAGCTAAGAAAATAGCATGGGCAAAGATTAGTAAAGATCCTCAAATAAAAGCACTAATAGAAGAAGAAAAACAGAAGCAAATAAACATGATTCAGACTCTTAATAGAACTACAGAGTTTGGAGAAGCACAAAGTGAACTACTAAACATGTACAGATAAATGGCAACACAAAACACATATACAACAGCACCAGATTCAAATTACCCTAGACGTTTTCCATTTACATTTCCTTCTTTAGATAGTTCTGAAGTTTATGTTTCTGTAGCTGGAGCTATTAAAACGGTTGGTGCTTCAAATGATTACACCTTACATAATTACAACCAAACAAGTGGAGGTTATATAGAGTTTGTTTCAGATACAACTAGAGGTACTGGAACTGTAAGAGTATATAGAGCAACTGATGGATCTATTTTAAAAAGAAATTTCCAACCCGGGTCTGCTATTAAAGCAGACGATTTAAATACAGCAAATAAACAAGCTATTTACTTAGCAGAAGAAGCTAGACAAGATTTTACTAATTTAGCTACTTCAGGCACTGCATCAGGGTTTGCTATTGATGGAGAAAACATTGCTCCTGATTCTATAACATCAAATAAAATAAAAGATTTAGAAGTTAAAGCTGCTGATTTAAGTTCAGATACTACTGATGACACTAAACGAGCAGTTACGACAAACCATATACGTGACAATGCAGTTACGACAGTTAAAATACCTGACAATAATGTAACGGCTAATAAATTAAAATCTAGCAGTTCAACTGATAGTGATAGAGCTGTCACAACTAATCACATACGTGATGGTGCGGTGACAGATGTAAAACTAAGTACTATATCTGGTTCAAAAATTACTCCTGATTTTGGTAGTCAAAATATTACTACAACTGGAACTTTAAATGCTGGAACTACAACTACTGGAACAACAACCACGGGATCTACAACTGCACAAGACCTAACAGTTTCAGGAAATGCAACATTTAATACTGGTATTTCTTCAGATGGAAAAGATGTTTACACTGATAATGGAGCATTAATAATTAATGATGCTGATGGTGCTTTTGCTGACAGAAGTGGAAGTAATATTGACCATATTTGGCATGATGACTCTGATAATGCTTGGAACTTTGTTTCAGACGATCCTTATAAAGCAACTGGTAATTCAAAAGTTAAAGCAGGTTCATTTTATGGTGATGGGTCAAACCTTACAAACTTATTAATAGGTGTAAGACAAGTTAAAGAAGGTTCTTCTACAGGTACATCAAGTACTACTTCGAGTTCTTTCCAAACTAAAACTTCAGTGTCGTTAACTAATACTACAAGTAGTTCTAGAGTTCTTGTAATTTCTACTTATCGAATTTGGTCATCTACACCCTATAGCGGTAGTCGTCTTGCTGAAGTTAGAACTACTAGAGGAAATGACAGCACATTTTCAGGTGACACATATGACACATATTCAAACTCTAGTGGTAATAGTAGTCAGTATTCTCCGTACCATACAAGTTTTTTATGGGATACTGATGTTAGCTCTGGAACAAGAGAATACAAAATTCGGTATCGAAAAACAGGTAGTGGTACAGCTTATATAAGTCACGCAAGAATTATGGCAATCGAATTTAGACCTACTTAATACATAAACAAAAAATGGCTCAGACAACCGAACCCTATACTGGGAACGGTACGAGAGGTAGTGCTGGAAATGCGCTATCCTTTACCTTCCCATATTTAAAATTATCCGATGTTAAAGTTGCCCTTAATGGAACGACTTTAGCTACAACTGAATATACATTTCCCACAGCCACCACACTACAATTTAATACTGGATCTGAGACCACCCTACAAGAAACATCTGGTGCACCCAAAACAGGTGTAAGCATATTAATTTATAGAGATACTAATGTTGATTCCGCTAGACATGTGTTTGGTCAAGGATCAGCATTTAAATCGAAAGACCTTAATGAGAATAAAGAACAAAGTTTATATTTTGACCAAGAAGTTGGAGATCCAACTAACCCTAAAAACTTTGTAACTTCAGCCCAAATATCTGATGGTACAAGTTTATCTGCTGCTGACAAAACAAAACTAGATAATATTGAAGCTAACGCTAAAGACGATCAGACAGGAGCAGAAATAAAAACCTTGTATGAAGCTGAGAGTAATACTAATGCTTTCACAGATGCAGAGAAAACAAAGCTAGGTAATGTTGAAGCTAACGCTAAAGACGATCAAACAGCAACTGAAATAAAATCACTGTATGAATCAAATAGTGATACCAATGCTTTTACAGATAACGATCATACTAAATTAGATGGCATAGAATCTAACGCTATCAACGCTTCTAACGCTGCGATCACAAATAAATTACCGCTTGCTGGCGGAACCATGACAGGTAATTTAACAGTATCAAATGATGCGCCAAAAGTTATTTTAATTGATGGCAATCATTCTAAACACTACAGGTTAATGACTAACGCTGGTGGTTTCAAAATACAAGATGGAACTAACAGTAATGCAGATTTATTTACAATTCAAACTAATGGAAAGTGTCTTTTCCACAATGATGCACAAGTTAATAACAACCTAACAGTAGAAGGAAACCTGATCGTTAATGGTACAAGCACAACTTTAAACACTGCCACTGTTAATGTCGATGACAAGAATTTTGTTTTAAATGCAATTGATTCACCAACTGACGATTTAGCTCATAATGGTGGTTTTACTTTAAAAGGTGATACAGATAAAACATTTCAATGGAAGAATGGTACCGATAGCTGGACAAGTAGCGAGCATATTGCATTACCTGATAATAAAAGGTTAAAGATTGGAGATGGAGCAGACTTTCAATTATATTTTGATGGATCAATTACTAGAATCGTTTCTAATCATACTGGTACTACTTCATTTCAATCTCAAGGAACTTATGTATTTAGAAAAGGTCAAAGTGAAAATCTTTTAAAATTAATTCCTGATGGAGCTGTAGAAGCATATTATGATTCTATTAAGCGTCTAGAGACAACTTCAACTGGTGTTAATGTAACGGGAAGGATAGGTGTAAATACAACAAGCCCTCAAACAACAGTACATATAAAAGACACTTTAAATCCAGTAATTTTATTAGAGGACACGGTTGATTCTAATCAAGTTGGAATAAGATATAAAACCACAACCCAAGAATGGATGGCTGGGTTACATGGTGGGCAATCTCAATTCAAAATATCTAATAGTAATACTTTTGGTACGAATGATTTTCTAACCATAAATACTGGTGGAGATGTTCATTTACCAGTTGATGGACAAAGACTAAAATTTGGTGCTGGTGAAGATTTAGAAATATTTCACGGAGCATCAAACGCTGCTAATTACCCAAACCTCAATGTAATCAAGACTAATAATACTAATACTCTGTTAATCGAAACTGCTCAAGGCGGTATAGCTATCAATAATAGAACTGGTAGTGGTGCTACTAACTTCGAGAATATGATGACGATAACTCCTAATGGAGAAGTCAAAGCATTTTATGATGGAGTAAAGAAGCTAGAAACAACCTCAACGGGAATAAAAGTTACTGGCAGAATAGATGTAACTGATGATGATATACATATTACGAATCAATCACCTACTCTTTATTTTAATGATACAACTAATGATCACGATTACAGAATCTTTGTACAAAGTAATAGGTTTACAATAGAAGATACGAGTGAAAGTAGCATAAGATTTAGTGTTGAGGATAGTGGAAACATACAGATACCAGCAGACAACGCAAAACTACAAATTGGTGCTAGTCAAGATTTAGAGATATATCATGATGGGTCAAATTCGATCATCAACAATGATACTAATATTCTTAGGGTTCGTAGCAATCACCTATTATTAAGCCAAACAAATAATAGTAGATATTTACAAGGTAATTCAGGTGTCGTAGAACTCTTTTATGACAATGCTGTAAAGCTAACCACAACCTCAACTGGCGTATCGGTAACAGGCAATACGACTTTTACCAGTGGTAGTAGAACTTTAAATCTTATCTTAGCCAATAATCCAACTACTGGTAATGTTGGTTGTCAATTTAGAGCAGATTCTGGCGATTTTATTGGTTTAGCTGCTGGTGGTGGAACTGGCATAGGTTTAGTAGTTGATGTTTCTAATAACGTAGGTATTGGCAAAATAAATCCCAGTACAAAGTTAGATGTTGATGGTGATGCAACCATAAATGGAAACGTACAAATACCATTAGATAATAAAAAACTACAAATCGGTGCTGATGGAGAGTTAGAACTTTATCAATCTGGTAATCATAGTTATATCAAACATATTGGTAATCATTGGTTATCTATTCAAAGTAATCATTTATCTTTGCAAACTGTTACTGGTTCAGAAAATTTTTTACAAGGTTATCAAAATGGTCGTGTTGATTTACATTATGATGGCTCACAAAAATTAGAAACAACCTCAACAGGCGCGACAGTCACAACAACCTCAGCAGCTAACAGCATTAAAAATATAACAACATCAACATCAGGTCCATCAGGTGGATCTGACGGAGATCTTTGGTTCACTTACGTAGCATAATCATGGCAATATATTACATAGATCATAAAAATGGAGATGATTCTAAAGATGGATTATCTTTCGCTAATAGATGGAAAACATTTCCAAGTACTATAAGTAGAGAAAATACTAATAATAATAATGATTTTGTAGAAAACGAATATCGAGTAATGGGAACTCCTGCTGTAAGTATGGGTATCAATGGCACTTTTACAGAAGGTGGACCTAATAGAAGAGATTCTAATTTTACTAGACATAATCAACTTCATGTAAATAATGCAACAGCAACTTCACCTATAGAGATAACAGTTCATCAGGATCATAGTTATTCAACTGGTGATGTTGTTTCTTTGTACAATATATATGGAGTTTTACAGGCAAATGGCACTCATGTCATTACAGTCACAGGAACTAAGACATTTACTTTAAATAATACATCTGGAACTGGTACTTATGTTAGTGGAAGTAGTGGTGATTATGCCAATTATGCTACTCCAAAAGCTTTAAAATTTAATACTGGAATTAAAAAAGTCTGGGATTTT